GATGATATACCAACCCAAAACTTACCAGTTAAAGCCCTAGCCACGCCCCAAAATCTAAATTCCCACCCAATTTTGCCAAAACACCAACCCAAAACCTATTACAAAACCCTTTAACTCCCATAACCCCAACCTAAAAATCTAAAAACCCACTTAAAATAATTCTATTAAAAAAATTATTTTAAAAAATCTAAAAACTCGCTCAAATTATTTTTATATAATGCCCCAACTCTTTATACTTTTTATCCATACCCGCTAATTTTATTTTATTTAAATTTTTTTTCTCATATGCTGCTATATCTCTAGCTATGTCTTTAAAACTTTTTTTAACCCCTCCCTTCTTATAAGGTATTCTATATTTCTCCGCATAATATTGTAGCTTTTCAAATTTATCATCGTAAGGTATAACTACCCCAGTAATATCTATTTCCTCCCCGAAAATAGCTGGCTTTGTTTTTCTTTTTTTATTAAATATTTTTGTCATTTCATTTCCTTCTGCTAATCCTTTTTCTAAAAGATTTAAATTTTCTTTATTGCCCTTATCCTTATCCTCAGAAACTTTAAAGCGGTGGAACAGCGTATTAAGGTTGCTGTCTACCGCATTAAAAAATTCTTTCTCGTTTGTTCTGGATTTAGATAGTAAAGTTCTCCCCATATTTGTATATCTATTTTTTCCCAATAAAGTTTTTTTATTTTCTAATTCAATCATATCCTCTAATTCCTTAGCTCGCTTAAGCAAATTGTTTTTATTCATATAATATATAAAGATATTATTTTTTTATAGTAATTTTTTTCATTAAATAGTTTACTTGTATCTTATTCATAAGATTGTTATATTTGTCATCATCCCCTAAGATGACGTTTCTCGAAGAGTTTTTAACAATCTTTCTAAAGCTATTACAAAGTAGGTAGGCGCTACCTGTAGTGTAAATTTGTTCGAAGAACGCAAGCTCGTTTCCAGATTCAATAGCTAGATTTTTATTATTTTGTGCGAAATTATAAACCTCTAATTCCTTACCCTCTTTCACAATAAACTTTTCTTCCACCCAAGCTGCTTTATTTTCCGTTGCTTTATGATTGATTAGTTTAGTTCCAATAAAATCTTCCCCTAAAGATAATAAAAGAGCCGAACCATTCAAACCTTTGAAACGGAATTTAGCATCACCATCAACAGCATAACACCAAGATTTTTTCTCAACACAATAAAATTTATAATCACTACCCACCATACCTTCTAGTTCATCTTCAAAAGAACCAAACACCTTGCTATTACTTTCATATATTTTATGATTTTTATATCGTTCATCAACTAACTCAACTTCTTCCCAGTGTGGGACTTGAATATTGTTATCATCAATATTTTTCTTCCAATCAATAAATTTAGAATATCTAAATTTAGAAGCATCAGTATCTGTATATAATAATTGATCTAATCCAACTTTAGAATAAGAGTGTTCGAACATATATCTTTTTGAATAATCATAAATTAGAACTCCAAGATAGATGGGCCTTTGTTTTTTAATTAAAGTTTCTTCTTCAACTTCATAAGTTAAAAATAACTTCCCACCAATACAATTAATAAAATTAACAGATGTTGATTTATCAATTATCTTTTCATATTCAGCAATTGAATTTACATCTTGAGTTTTTTCAGAATGCAACCCCTCAATAACTTTTCCTGATAAACTATTCATTAATAATTTTTCAGTTTCTCTTAATGCTGGATTATAAGCAGGATCTTTATTCTTCTTCTTTGTATCCTCCTCGTTCTTAGCCTTCATAAGGTCAAGGATAAAATCGAACATATCGCAAGACTTCTTCTTGTCTGTAAAATAAAAACCTTTTTTAATTACAACACCACAATCAAATTTTAAAAGGAGCTCTATCATAACATTACTTATTAAATAATTTTCTAATACTCCATCATAATCCCAATCATTTTCTGTTTCAGTTTTTCTCGCATAAATCTTAGGAAGATTTCTCGCTTTCAAATTGCTCTGATCTATATCACAATAATAAAAACCAATAACATCAGCCCCAAGATATTTATCCGTATTCACTATTTCACCACAAGGATAATATACAGGAGCAACAGCCATATTATAAGGATACAAAGAACACACATCAGTTGATACCAATCTTTCTTCAACTTTCTGCACTCCATTAAACAATTCAACTCTTCCAGCAATTTTAGATTTTTGTAAATCGCTATATTGTTCGTAATTTAATTTAGGTAGATTAAATTTCTTCTTCTTCTTACTTTCTTCAAAAACTTTATATATTAAAGAACCAACTGTTTTAGTATTATGTAATAATCTTGCATAAGGCTCTGTAGCCTCAATAATTGCAAGTGCTCTTCTGTATTTACAAAATAAAACTGCTGTAGCTAAAACATCAAATTCATTATATTCTTTTAATTCTTCATTATTAGTAATAAAATCAATTAAACCACCATTTAAATATAATTGTTGCGCTTTGTTATGATCGAATGATTTCTTAGCACAACAATTAATTCTAAAACTTTCACAGTTAGCTTTTAAACTCCCCATCAAATGCTTATGAATATCAAAAGTGTTATGACGACCACAGACATAAAAATTCAACAACTGGGTTCCATTATAAAATATATCACTAACTGTAAATTCTCTATACTCCTCTCTATAATTCAACAAAGCATCTAATAAAATAAAGTTATCAAAATTAGCATTATTAAAACCAATAAAAACAAAAGCCCTATCTTCCTGATTATCAAGAATCCATTTAATAAATTGTTTAGAACAATCATAACCCAAAAAGGTAATGCAATTTTCAGCTCTTATTTTATTCACAGTCTCAATATCTTTTTCTTCATCCGCTGTTGTTAATCTTTCTAATTCATCATTAGATAGATTTAATATTGATAAACTGTATTCTTGCATACAACAACTTTTTTCAAAATCAATAACTGTTTCATAATCAAAAATCAAATATCTTAATTCAACCTCAGATTTAGCAAAATTATTAATATTCACTTCTCTTGGTGAAAATAAAATATTATCTCCTTTAATAACTTTCCCAGTCATAGAGATATAAACATCATCACAAATTTTAATTTCATTATTTTTAATTATATCAAAGTGTTTATTAAATTCATCAAATACAATAGTTGCAATTGAATCCTCACAAAATCTTGGATAAACTAATTCAATATCTTCTTCTAAATCAATTTTAGAACAAACATAAAGTCTTTCTAATCCCTTTCTCTTAATATCTTTAATATAAATTCTTTTCATCTCTCCTTGCTCTACAATATGTTGAACTTCTTTCTTCATTAAAAAACTATTGCATACAACAGATATTTTTAATTCCCACTTTTGTAAAAACTTTAATAAATTATCTAAAATAAAAATATCTTTAACTTCCTCCAAATCGCTCAATACTTCTTTATCTTTAATTAACTTTAATAAACATACCTTCACACAATCTTTATTCTCAACTTCCTTTCCTCTAATAGTTTTTTTAGTTCCTTCAATACCTTCTACTTCAAAAATATTTTTATCACTACTCCCATAACCCTCTCTTGCTTCTTTAATTTTCAAAACTCCTAAACCAAAATGATCGAACACAATTTGATCTTGCTCTAAATCAATAGCATCACTACCAGCAAATTCACCCCTCACTATTGTATCCAAAGCTTCTTTGAAATCATTATATGTTGTTAAATTTTCTGTATTAATACTTATACTTCTAACTCTATTACCATTCTCTTTACTAATAATATGGATAGATACAAAAGTCGCACTAGGAACTTTTCTCATAGCATCTCTAATAGCATAATAAAATTCTTCTTCAGATTTAATATTAACATAATTAAAATCATAACTTGTATAAAATTTAATTCTATCTACAAGAGTTTGTTTTACAAATGTAGGTGATTTATTTAATTTCTCCCTACCAACCTTTATTTCACTTATTAAATTTTCTTTAATTTTTTTCTTTTTAATAATAATATTCTTTTCTTTTTCTTTAATTTGTTCCACACCCTTCTTTGTAATTTTTGTTGCAATAGGTGTTTCTTTTAATAATCTAATTTCATCAACTAATTTCTTAGCAGTATCTTTTCTTATTTTATCAGCATTCAACCGCCTTTCATAAGCAGCATAAGTTCTTGGATCTAATTTCCCCTTAATACTTTTCAAATCCTTTTCCCCAGAGTTAAGTAAAATTTGTAAATTAGAAAGTCTTCCCATTTTATATTCTATATTATAAGGTAGAGATATTTATTTAAATAGATAAACGAATAAAATTAATTTAAAATAATTAATTTTATAAAAAAAAAATATAATCTATAGGTTTTTTTCTGGATATTTTTATTAAGCCACAATTGCTTGTATAACTTTTCTTGGTCTCCCTCTTTTACGAACTTCAACTTTTACATCTTCAATAGGTCTATCAATTTCAACCCCCTCTGTAAAACTATAAGACTTATCCTCTACAATTTCTATTATCTCTTCTTTAAACTGATTAATAAGATTTTGTATAGGTACTTCTAAAAGTTCTTCAATTACATCAACCTTCTTTTTTCCTCTTCTCTTAGGTTCAACCCCATTCTCTAAATCTTTTAGTTTCTTTTCTAATCTTTTAGTTTTAGCATAATTGTTTCTTTTTTCATTATATCCTTTTTTCCACTCTTCATCTTTTTTCAATCTAGTGTAAAGATTCTTTTGTGATGCGTGATATTTCTCAGGATATTTTTCTCTATATTTTTGCTGCGCCCTTCTGTGAGCTTCTGTATAAGTAGATTTTTTAGCAACTATAATTGGTTTAATACCATACATATCTGTTTCACCCTCTGTTAAATTAAAATTAACAATATTCCTATCTAACCCATCAATTGGTTGAGCGTCAGTTGTGATAATGATATTCTTGTCTTCGTACATTTAGTATATATAATATTAGTATAGATAATTATTTTTTTAAATAAACGAATAAATTAAAAATTAATTAAAAAAAATAATTCCTATATACTTTTTTTCTATTATTAATATATATGAATAATTCTAATATTTATAAAGTCCAAAGTGTATTAATTAATAAAAATAAAATAAATTTATCTAACGCCACAAAATGGGTCTTAGAAAAAGGTTATAAAGTTAAAAAGGTAGATGAAACTAAAAATTTATATAGATTTAGACAGATCCCACCAATAACTTTAGAAAAACAAGGATTCAATATATATCGTAATTTAGTTATATCTCCAGAAATAACTTTAGTTCTTGCATACAAAAGTTAAAGTGGTTTAAAAAATTCTTTCAATATTGTAAGATTCTTTCTTGGATTATCAGACCACATATTCAAAAACTTTACATAATCATCTAAATAAGTTTCACCTTCTTGATGATGTTCTAAAGCATAATCACAAGCAAGACAATACCACCCACACTGAGTAGAATTAATATTTTGTATTTCTCTATTATTACAATATATAGGTTTAAAAGGGCTTAAAAAACTACTTACTGCTTTTGGCATACCAAAACCAAAAGGATCAAAATAAAGCGCATTACAAACTTTATTTTTACTATCATCTCCTTCATCTCTATCATCATCTGAATATATTTTTGCAAATACCCAGTGAGACCCATTATTTCCTTCCGCATCTGTCTTATCATTATCCATTAAATTAATATAATAACTCCCAATCTTTCTTTTTGTATTATACAATTCATTCTTTGAAAAAACACCTATTATAGGTAAATCTAATTTTTTAGCAATCCTTTCTATATCAAAATTTGTTAGCATATTATAATATATATTAACAAAAAAATTATTCAATCTTAATTAAATTATCAGTTTTTATAAAACCGTATTTCCTAATATAAGGTTCTCTCCCACCATCTCTAACTTCAAATTCACCCTCTTTAAATTTCCAATAATAAACACCATCAGTAAAACAAAATACAAAATAGACTGATAAAGAAGTTCTTTTAGCTTTCTCAATCTTATTCATCCCAACCATAGTGTCAGGATACTTATTCTTTTCAAATCTCCTGCTTTTTAATTCAACATAAGTTTGCTTGCTACTAAAATCAAAAACCGAATATCTATACTCAATCTTTTTTAAATCAGGATCCAAATTCCTTTTAATAATTTCAAAACATTCAATTTCTTTTTCAGAACCAAAATTAATATTATTATTTAACATTCTATATATATATTTTATAACTTAGATATTTAATTTATAAAATAAACGAATATTAAAAATCAAGAAATACAACCTCTACATTAGTGTATTTTACCTTATCTCCTTCTAATTTAAATTTCTCCATAACTTTATTATAATAATTTATATCTCTATTATAATAATCCCTTATCCTACGAAACTCCATTATCTTATCTCTATTTTTTATCCTGTATTCTCTTCTTATCTCTAAAATATTATCTTTATTTTCTTGATAATAATTTTTATTATAATCATAAACTCTTTCAGCAATATCTTCTTTATTATTATTATAATATTCTTTTCTTTTTTTTAATATTATATCCTTATTTTCTTTATAATATTCTTTATTGTATTCAGAAGCTACTTTAATATATTTCTCCCTATTATTATAATAATTCCTCAAAGCTCTCTCTCTTAAAATTTCTTTCCTTTCTTCTGACAAATCTTTATAACTTATTTTCATTCTTTTTATATTTAATAAATTAGATAATAAATTTATTAAATAAACGTAAAAGCAATTATCCGTTGGATCCGAACAACCCTTGTCCTGAACTAGATCCATAAAGACCCCTTCCTGAACTAGATCCATACAACCCATAACCCCCATATCCAGCTCCACACCCACCCATCTGTTTATAATTAGTTGGGATAAAAGGATTCATAGCGGGTGAGGTGATATTTTGATAAGGAGATAAAGTCATCTCTGTTGAACTTGCTTTAACTCTTGGATTAATTTTGAAGTCTCTTGTAGGTTTATTATTTGGAACATCAGCTACAAGTTCTAGACCATCAAAGTTAGTTCTTAATGCTTGCCTATAAGCAGCGGAAGAAGAAGCAAGAGCACCACCAACTTTTCTAGGTCGCCCTCTTTTTCTTATCCCTATTCCTAATTTTTGATCTATTTCGTGCCCCGCATAAGAACCAGCAGCAGAACCAGCAACACCACCAAGAGGACCACCAAGAGCACTACCAGCAGCAGCACCCAAACTAGCAGTCGCAGCGGGTATAACATAATGACCCACTTTTTTAAATATATTTTTTAGATTTATTTTCCCGCCAGATTTTTTATTTCTAATTGCAGCCATAAAGGCTTTTGCTTCCGCACTACCTTTTTTTAATCTCCCACCAGAGTAAGGGGCACTTCCCTCCATAACATAATGATCTCCAATATGATGAACTTTATCTCCTTTACGAGTTGTATAATGATGATTCTTAATACCGAAACCTAGACTAGCGGCGCTTTGTTGAGCTAAAGCGGCTTGTGCTGGTGCTCTTAATTCAGTAGGTAATCTTTTAATATTACTTTCTAAAGCATCATAAGCTATTTCTTCACCTTTTTGTTTCACATCTCCAACTAATTGTTTTCTACCTGCAGCAACACTTCTATTATCAATAGCGGAATCAGCAGCAGTCCCTAATAAAGCACCAATAGCCATCCCAGCTTCTGGACTACCTAATGCACTACCAGCAGCGTTCCCAATAGCAGTAGCACCATATCTTACTCCAGTTTTTGCAAGTTCTCTTACAGCTGGATGACCTAAAGCACTTTTTACAACTCTTCCAACCGAATGATATATCTCTTTAAAACCCCGCCCGTGCTCTAACGTATGATGCATTTCATCGGGAGTAAGACTCAATTTAAGACCTTTACCTTTTGTGTATGCAGTTAATAGTTTTCTGGCGTTTTGAGGTTTCAACATTAAAATATGCTCCCCAGCAGCCGAACCCATCATACTGTGTGGTATAATAACAGCACCGCCAGTTAATAATTTTTTTGCTTGATTTTTAGCAAGACCCAATTGATGCGGTATAAAATCTTTCTTCATTATATATATATTTAAGTTAGATATTATTTTAGAAACTGTATTTCTAAATTATTATTTTCAAAGTATAGTTTCTAAATTGTTTTTATTCAATTCTTGCACCAGTTGAAATATCAATTGTCATTTCTTTTGTGAATTCAACGAAGACCATAAAACTAACTTGAACCGCTGATGATACATTACCCACTATTTGCACTGATCTAGAAACACCTTGCTCGCTCGGTAATATTCTAGAACAATCACCATAATAATATCTATATAGATTAGTGAAATCATCCTCCGATATTAAACCAGATGCTAAACCAGTAGTCAAACCCCCATTCAGTTGGTTGCTATATGCTAATTGTTGCTTAAAAGCCTCAAAATCGTAGTTCTCATTATTGAGAAATAAATTAATTCCTGAAATTAAAATATTAAAGTTTGTTATCATAATTGGATCTGGAGATGCAGGAGAGGAAGAAAAAGGTGATAAGAATGTGCTATAAGGGATTGGCGTATTTGCTGTTCCTGCTGAATTTGTAAAAACATTAGAAGTTGCTAAAAAAGGAACAACTAATACACTACTAATATTACTTATACCATTACTAACTAAAAAATTAAATGGACCATTAGGGACATTTTGAAATTGATATTGGAATATATCTTTATACATAACTTTCTTAGTTGGTGCAAGTGATAAATATCTACTTTCTGCTAATGGGTTCATAGTATAAACAGGTGCATATAATCTACAAGAAGTTAATTGTGTTGTTGCATTACCTGGTTGAGATGCGAAAGTATTTTTAACAATACTTACAGTTAGAGTGTATGTGTCTGCAGGTAAAGTCGAACACCCTTGACCGAAACCAGCTCCAGCAATCATTAAAGGGCAAGTTAAACCACCAATTACAGTTGGTGCAGTTGGCACATTAAGAACTGGGTAAGTTGTTGGTAGATTTGATGTTTGAGTTATCACGCCTAAAGTGGTATTGAATGTTATTGAAGTTTGATTTGTATTAATATAAAACCTCATAGTCGCGCCTTTTAATAAAGGCATTTGTTCGAAATAATCAGCTAAATCTTTTAATCTTAACTTAGCATAAACATTCCAAACATAACTACCTTCAGCCGAACTTACTAAACCACTTCTATAAACTTGCTGACAGGATGCTGTAGGATTAACCAAATTTTGACCTAAAGAAGCATTAAAATTTGCATTATTTTGATAATAATTAACCCACTTTTGTCTTTGAAACATACCTTGATTCACCCCATTCCCATTTAAAGGAGAATCAGACCCCGCCCCACTATATTGAACTGTTGTTGTTGTAGCCCCAGGAACTGGGAATGTTGGCACACCCGCGACTGAATTTACAGGTAAAGATGGGGTAGCTAAAAGTGCTGCTAATGTAGTAGCGGTTAAAGCGGTTGTATATACTGGTGATGCTTGAGATGAAGATGTTGATACACCATTTGAATTATTTGTATAAGGATAATTCCGTCCTCTTGCATTAGAATAGCTTGTTGCTGAAAAATTATTACAATAACTCCAAGAATTTGCTGTATCAGGAAAATACCCAGTAGTTGGTCCTTCATTAAAAAGATCATCTTGAGACCAAGAGGTTGCAGCTTTAAAACTTCTAAAGACGTTTAAGAATGGTGTTTGTTGAACTACATTTTGATTATTAAACTCAATTGTCATACTGTTTATCATATGCCAAAATCCAGACTTAAAAGCCCAAGTATAATCAGCAACAGTTGAATTAGCTGGGAGACTAGCTGGTGTGGCTGATGTTAATTGAACTACTAAAGGCATTAAAATATAACCCTCAGACCAATTAATCCAACCACCAGCATTAGATAAAGGAGTTGAGTCTATTACAACTTGAGATGTATAATTTTGTGAATTGTTATCATTTACATAAACCCATTTTTTAGAAATAAATTCACTTTGATCTACCTCAGTATTTAAACTTTCTTCATAAACAAGATTATCAGCCATTTTATATATATATTATTAATTAGATAAAAAATATTTGAACTAAATATTTTTTATTAATATAATTAATTACAAATTCAAAGAAATATATTTTCTAGGTTTTCCAACTTTTACCTTAAGATGATTTTGTGTTTGTGTTAATCTTTCTATAACGTTTTTTTTACCTTTATCTAGATTGTCATAAACTTCCTCACCAATACCATATCCAGAAACTTTACCTCTTACTAATCTTTGAATACCGCCGAATTTATTTGGCTTAACGTTAAAACCACCTCCTGATTTCTTACGTAAAATATTCATCCTATATATATATTAATAAAGATATTATTTTTATGTCATTAATAATTCCCCTTTACTTTTCATAATAAGCAGTATAAGTGTGTTTGGGTCTTGTAAAGCAATAACATTTCCAAGACTATCAACGAATCTAAAAGTAAATTCACTATAATGACCGTCTTCCACTTTATTAAAAGCTAACTCACTTACTTGAGCCGAATATAAACCACCAAAATCTACGTCTGTTGGTGTTATTGAATAAATAAGTTGTGATGGTATTGCTAATCTATTATTAACCATACTATTAAGACAGAGATAAGATGGTTGAGGAACAATCTGTGGGGCTGATGAAGATAAGAAAGACTGAGTTGTTGTATAAGCTGGTGTTTGAACTTGTGCTGGTGGTGTTCCTGTTATAGTTGCATTAGGATAATTCCCAGCTGTAAAACCTATAATTTGTTGAAAGTTTGTATTAGGAACGACAAAGATTGGATTGATAGGTAGGGTGGGTAGCACCCAAGTTGCACCAGAAGGTAAAGTCCAAGTATTATCAGTTGCTATTGTAGTTGATATTTGAAAAGAATTTATTTGGTCTGCATACCTTGAAGGATTAACAACAATTTCTAAAAGATAGACAAATGAACCAGTGCTAGTTAATAAATAGTGAGTTTGTGCAACCATATAAGATTGTAAGTAAGCGTTTATCTCTGCTAGCTCTAAATAACTATCAGGTAAATTAACAGTCCAACTAGTCCCATCAACCCAAGTATAACCAAAATAGTTATTATTATTTGCAGCTGTAATATTGAAACAAGAGTTGTAAAGATTTATTTGTTGCACCGCTATAAACTCATCTACGAACTGAATACCTCCTAAAGGAAAAGTGTATAAAAAAGTTGAATTCCCAGAATTTGCTACAATATTACTTTGATTTAAGATAAGAGTTCTAGGCATTATATATAATTATATTAGATATTATTTATTCTAATTCTAATAATATTTCTAAACCTTTATTTTTATTAATCCTACCATTAGCTATATATTTTTTTACAAGTGCTCTCGCTTCTTTTAATAGCTTTTCATTATCATTTCCAGCATTAATCTCACCTAACATTAATTGTAATCTATTTAAGTCTTCTTTCTCTCTGTCTTCTGTTAAAGGTTTAAGATTAAGTTTTTCTGTTAGTTTCGCCCCTCTAGCTATTTTAGTAAAGTGCGCTTTTTCAGGTTCTGTTAAAGAGTCAAAGTGTCTATTATTTACTCGTCCTGTGTTAAGTGTATCTATAATAAATTCTTTAAAATTTTCATCAACATATACTGGCTTGATATGGGGTATTGTTCCTGTAGATGGGAATTTAAGATTTAAAATATTAGAATCAATTAGCTGTGGATAATGAACTATAAATTTACCGAACTCTCTATATTTTGGTATTTCAGGTATTGATATCCCTTTACCTAATTTTATCCTGTGTGCTTTGAAAGTTTTTTTAACTCCTTTACCCTCCATACTAGAATCAGAACTTGAAGAATAACCATCAGCTATTTTCTCAACTTGTAAGTGTCTATTAAATCCTTTTTTAAGTTTTAGTAAATCGTTGTTGTCTTCTTTAAAGTGTTTTAATACTTTGTCTGTTAGACCTCTTCCTTGAGTTTTTAATTGTTTAAGTTCGGCTAATGCACTTATAGCATCTTGAACTGTTGATTGTTTATTTAATTTCAAATTTTGTGGGAGAAAAGTATTATATTTCTCTATTTTACTATAAGGTTTAGTGATCGCACCTTGTTGTAAAGGTAAATTTGAAATAATTGTTGTTGGTTTTCTCGCACCACCTGAAGGTGCATTAAGCGTATCTTCAAAATCATTTTCAATTGTTGTTAAATCTGGTAGTTTCGCTATTGCTTGTTGAGGTCCTGCTTGTGCTCCTCCTGCAGGTGGAGCGACAACTAAAGTTGGCGGAGGTCGGGGAGCTGCTGGTTGTTGTGTTGGTCTTAAAGATTTTGAACTTGCCATATATGATTTAGCAATATCTTCCTGCCTTTTTTTTTCACTTTCTTCTTTTGCTTCAGCTATTAGTCGTAATCTATCGGCTTCTGCTTGTGCTTGATCCGCTATTTCCTGATCTCTTTGTTGTTGTATTCTTGTTGCGGCTTCATTAGCTATTTGCTGTTTTCTATCGGCTTCTTCTTGAGCTAGTAAGGCGTTTTGTCGTGCTATTTCAATTTCTTGTTTATATTTTTTTAGTTTAATTTTTGGAACTATTGTCCTCGCTGTTTTACCGATTCTTGTAGAAGCTTCTTGCTGTATTCTTTGATTTTCTGTAGTTATTAATCTTGTTAATTCTTTTATTACAACTCTATCTTTCCCTTTTTGTGTTTTAGCTGTTGTTTTTTTTACTCTTGCTTGCTCTATAAAATCTTGTAAAACAGCAGGATCAATTCGCGTTGTATCAAAACTTGGTAAAACCTCATTTATTGCTATAGTTATTGCATCTTCTTCAATTGGTTGAGCTATATCAGCAACTCTCTCGCTTTGCTCGCCTTCTAATTTTTGAGTAAATTTATCTAATTCGCTATAACCTTGTTCTGGAACCGATCTTATAATATTATAATATTTTGCTAAAACTTTATTAGGATCCGCACCAACAGTTTTCATCTCACTTAATATTTGCTTTATTATTTTATTAGTCGGTATTTTATAAATTGTTATCAATTGTTCTAATTCTGTAAGTTTTGCTTGTCTATCTGTAATGGGGAGTAATTCAATAATATTTAAATTACTTTTTGATGGCGAGGAATCAAAAAGTTTTTTGGTTAAATTTAATATAGGATCAACAACTTCTGTAATATTAAAACCTGTAGTGGAAGTTTTTTCTCCTGTGGTTCCATCAACAGCTATTTGGAATATCTTTAATAATTCATCCCCTATACCTTCATAATCTTCTCTTGTGGCTATTGAGTCTTTTGTTGGTAGAGTCCCTCTAGCAAAATAATTAGTTGCGTTTGTATCTCTAATATTAATACCAACGGCAGTATCGATTCTTGAAAAGTATTGTTTTAATTTATCCATCAATACAAGTGAAGAGTTTCTTGATTTACTTGAGATTGTATCATCAAAAAATTTCTGTATCTGTGGAAAGAATTTATTTAGTTTAACAAGAGCACCATAACCATCTGGTAGTTGTATTAGTTCTTGTGATACTTGAGCTGCGACAGAATAATCTGCTCCTAATAATCTTAAATTATCAATAGCTTGCTTTTGTTGTGTTAAATTATCATTCTCCACCTCTGATTGTGTTTTATATTGTGGTGGAACAGGTGGTGGTTTATTGGGGTTTTGATAATCAGCAACTCTTTTTTCTAATAGTGCTTCGTTATCAATTTGTAGTTGTAATAATTCTGCCTGCATCTTCTTTTGATTAGAAAGGTCTCTAAAACTTCTCACGTTTCGTATTAACATATTATAATATTATATTAGATAATTATTTTATGGAAATTTTAAGAAATTATTATATATCATATATATCATTAAAGTTTTTTCTAAATCTATCCTCAGGTTCAGCATCCAAATCTACTAATAAGAAATCTTGTTTGTTATGTGAGGTTGTGTCTTCATACAATTTTAATAAGACTGATTTATCAACTCCTAAAGAGTATTCTCTCATTATTCTAAATAAATCAGGTAGGTTAGCTAATCTTTTTATTATAAGATAGTTTAAATTTTTCCTTATTATTGGTGGGACAGCAAAGTATGATTGAGATATATACACTAAAGAACAATTCTGTTTTCTTGCTCTAATAAAATATTCTTCTAAAGGTTTTTGGTTTCTTTCTAAAACTAAATCATCCATTACAACTAATGTTTGGTCTTCTTTAGATATATCTTTATCAAGATCTGGTGCTTTATCAATTCCTTCAACAACTCTAACACCCTTTTTACCGAATTTATCCTCTAAATATTCATACATAGGTTCATTCTTGTTTTTAGTTATGACATAAATATCATTAAAAGTGTTTGTCATATTATGTATTAGATTCATTAGGGTCTGTGTTTTTCCTGCTCCTGAACCACCTATTATTAACATACGAAAAGGGAGATTTATTCCGTGGATATTAAAATTTGGATTATGTGTTTTAGTTAAATATTTAGGAGGTATTTTTTTATACCAATCAATTAATTCTGCTTTCTGATTTTTTTTTTGATTATTCATTATATAATAATATAAGAAAATTTTTTATATCTATATATATTATATATTTATAAAATGAGCGTTTATCCTGCACCTGCTAATCAACAAGGAGAAATATTTAATCCCAGTCTATGGATAGTGAGTGCAATTACAGGGGTTTCAGTGCAATATTTAGATGAGAATTATCTTAGATATCCTGTAGCTCAAGGTTATGAGACTTTGAATGGTATGACGAATTTAAGTAATGGGACATTTGAAAAAAATATTGTTATGAGTGGGACTTATCTTACAAATTATTTAGAGTTTCCAGACGGATCTCAACAATTTTCTGCTGGTGGAGGTGGTGGTTCTGGTGATGCTTTACTTGCTGGTGGGACATCAACTACGCCCCAAACTTTTACAGGTTATAATCAATTTAGTAATGCTGGAGGACAAATTACTTTAACAAATACAACAACACCAACATCAATTATTTTAAAAAGTGATTCAACAACTAACAACCAATTAGATATAGCAGGTCAGGTGTCTATAAGTAGTTCTACAGGTGGAAATACTGTAGTTATAAAAAGTGATGATACAACAACTAATCAATTAGATATTGTTGGTAATTGTTCTGTTGGTGGTAATCTTATAGTGGGTAATACAACTAATTCTAAAACTGTTTCTTTAAGTGCTGATGGGAATAATGCGAATCAATTGAATATACAAGATTCATCTATACTTGTAGCGGGAGCAGGATTCCCTATTTTACTAGCAGGTTATGGAGATTCAGATTCAGGTAAATACGGATTACAAGTTTCTGGAGGTGGAATTTATGTTGGAAATAATAGTGGTGCAGTGGATTCTTCATATTTCGTTCAAATTGCTTGTGGTGAAACAGCTGATGGGACATTATTTGTGAATGGGGATTTAAATATAACTGGAACAAGTATAACTTTGAATGGTAAGACATTTACTTCTGGGTCTACTGGACTAATAATTAGTCAACAAGTCACTATAGCCAACAATTTAGTATTACAAGGCACTGTTAGTGGTGATACTACATCTTCAAAATTAACACAAAGTGACAATATTGCAGAAACCGTTCAATATGATGGTAGCATTCAACTATATGGTGGAACAACAGGTAGAAGTATTTATTTAAATTATACAGGTCAGACAGATTTACAAATTCAACAAAACTTTGATGAATATTTACAGGTTTCTTCAGGGCTCACTCTATACCCAAATAAATATTCTTATCCAGGTAGCACAAATTTTGTTAATATGGCAGCTGATGGAACTACAAATAATCAATTAAATATAGAAGGGAATTTATTTACAACGGGAAGCATAATTTTAGGCAGTGGTGCTTCAACACCTCAAGCGTATTTAAAATTTGGAAATGGTTCAATTCAAACGGTTGCATATACAGGTGGTGCTCCAATTTTAGCAACTTATACGAGTTCAGCTTTAGATACTCTCTTAACACCTTATGTTTGGAGTTTTGATGGGATAAGCAATACCTTAGGAAATCAAGTTGGTTGGATTTTATATTCCAATAGTGCAATTACCACAAACAGTTCATCAACTGTTTTTTCTGAAACTAATGCAACTATTACTCCATCAGATCTTAATAATTATATATATGGTAGTGGAACCGCAATTCAAATTCCTTATAAATTTGATAACGGAACAACTATATCTAATCAAAAAACTTATTACCCATCTGTGGTTGTTGCTCTTGGTGGATTTACTTTGGATGCTATTGGAAATACATCTGGAACAACAACATTCACTGTGACACTAAATAGCTCTTCAAATACAAATTTTACAAATGCATCAACCTTGAAATTAGTATTTTATGCTGGTTAAAAATATTATCTAATTATAAATATATATATAAATGAGTTTAGAAAATAATTCAAATTTAACCCCAGCCACATTATATGGAAAGGGTGATAATGGTAATGTTAGTATGCAAGTGTCTCCAACTGGAATTATTTTAGGTGGTGATTTAAACACTGCTTCTCCAATTACTGCGACAATATCACAAGCTGGAATTATAACAGATAATGTTAATGGGTTTAATATATTAAGTTCTTTGAATATGAATAATCAAAATATTACAAATCTAAATACAATAACCCCCGACGCATCAACAAATAAAATAAATATGACGGCATCTAATGGGTTTTATTTTAATGTCGATACTGCAAATACTGGCGATGGTGTTATATATGGATCGGCGCATCAAATAGAAATTGAAGATTCGTCGAGTATTGTTGGGGATCAATATCTTTTATTTGCTAATGGTAGCGGACATAATAAAGATGTAAGACTTGATACTGATTTAACTTATAATGCAACAACCAATACTATTGCTTGCTCTAATTTTACAGGTCTTGCAAGTCAAGCGACTGCAATTACTATAACAGAAACTTTGGAACAAAATGCGACTTATTACCCAACTTTTGTAAATGATTTTGGGAATGATAAATCCGTTAGGATGGATAATTCTTTAACTTATAATCCTTTTTTAAATACTTTAACAGTTCTTAATTTAGAAGGTAATGCTTCATCCTCTACAACTGCGATTACTGCTACAAATGCGGATAAAGCATATATACAAACAACAATAGATAGTATAACTCATTATTTACTTTTTAGTCCTAATGCTTTAGATGGATATGCTACAATTAATAAAAATCAGAATACTTTATCTTGTAATCCCATAACGGGCACTATAACCGCTACTACGTTTAGTGGGACTGCTACTAATGCGAATAATGTTTTATTTACAAGCGATACTACTACTGTTACTGTTTGCCCTGTTCCTTTTGTAAGGAGCACAGGCACAGGACTTAAACCTTTATTTATAGACGATAGTGCTCCAACTTTTACTTACGCTCCAAGTGTGGGACAGCTTTCTTGTGCTTCTGTTAGGGCGAATACTTTTATTTCAGGCACTTCTACAGATTTAACGCTTACTAATGCTACTCTGGGAAATAAGATTAATTTTAATACAAGCACTTCACCAAATGTTTTGTGTTGTCAAATGGATGGAACTGGGATTGTTATGGCATCTGGCAAAATTTTAACTGGATTATGTTCTACAACTGGATTAGTTTTTTTACAAACATTAACTGGAACAATTACTGGTTCTGCGACGGCTACTACTTATACTCTACCAGCTATATTCAATACTACTTATAAAAATTATAAAATTCATTTTACTTTTGGAAATAATAGTTTTTCTGCTTATCCATCTATTTCATTAAATGGATTAAGTGGGCTTAATGCTCCAACAACTGGTGATTTATATGGATATGATATGATAAGTGGAGCTTTAAGCGCTATAAATTTATCTAATCAAGTTTTGGCGACAACACCTTTACAATTAACAGGTGCTTGTCTTCCTAATATACAAGTAGAATTTGATGTTTTTAATGTTGGTTATACAACTTCTCAATCTAATAATATTGTTAGAATTGTTTCAAATTCTGTTTATAACAATCCAGGAGTAAAAGGTATTAGAAATATTACTGCTATGATTACACAAAATAGTGCTTCTACAATTACAGGTCTTTCTTTCTCATCTATTTTAGGGGCAGGAAATAATCCAACTTGGACTGCAAAAATTTATGGATTTCAATAAATATCTAATATAATATATATATGTTATCTGAGGTTTTTTGGTCTTTTTTTTTAACCTCTTCTATTGGTTGTATTCTGGGGATATTAAAAATGGCTTATAAATCTAAATGTAAGAGTTGTTCTTTTTGTGGTTTTAAAATTGAAAGAGATATTGTTTTAGAAGTTGGTTTAGATGAATTGGAATTACAAAGGTCAAAAACTAGTGAAAAAAATAATATAAACTAATATTATATATGAGTGATTTTCAAAAAAGATTTCCTGAAGATGATCCTATTTGGGATTATTCAAATCCTTTAGAAGTCCAACAGAAAGCTTATAAAATTTATGGACCGTCTGCAATTATTTACAGAAGTAAAAATAAGAGCAAGAAATACAGCATAATAGATCCAAATAATAAAGTTGTTAGTTTCGGTAGTATGAACCCCCCTATGGAGGATTTCACTAAACATAAAGATAATGAAAGAAGAAGTAATTATTTAGCAAGAAGCGGGAAGATAAACGGTGCGTGGCAAAAGAATGGATACAGTGCAAATAATCTGTCAAGGAGATTGCTTTGGTGAGATTTATTAACCTTTGGTGAGTTAAGAAAAACTTCTTACCACCATACCTCCTTTCTTTTCATTAAAATCGGGTAAGTTTTTCTGTCCTTTATATTTTTGTTTTAATTCATATTGTTCTTTTAATCTTTGTTTTGGGATGTCTTGATATATTGTAGGGGTTCTATCACTAATTCGCTTTGTTGGTCTGAAAACTGGATACGCTTTATCACTATACACACCAAGAATAGGATTGACATCAATCCACTTTTCTTCGAACCACCTTTTGAGATTTTTTGGTTGGTTGTCATCCTGATAAGGTGGAGTATCGGGTCCGTATTTTTTAGCAAATTGTTGTTTATATTGTTTTACTGTTGCACCAGATGCATATGCGGAGTTCTTTTTATATCTACTCATAATAAAATCTCTTGCTTCTTTGTATAAACCTTGGTCTTTGGGAGTTGGCATAATATATAATATAGGTTCTATAAAATTTTATGTTATTATATTATATATTATGATTGATAAGTTTGAATATAAAAATTTAAAGTATTATGCGAAGAAATATGGTATCAGTGTTATTAGAGGTGGTAAGTTTAAGAGCGTTGGTGAGCTCGCAATCAATATTTACAACTATGAGAAAGACAGAAAGGTGAAAGATGGACTTTACCCCTTTCTAACTGGTAAATCGTTTTAGTTTTTTAGCTAAATTATTTTTTGGGGGCTTTGAATTTTTTTTTTAAAAATTTGGGGGTTTGACAAAAAAACGGGTTTTTTGCCTGTTTTTTGGGTGTTTTTTGGGTGTTTTTGGCTGTTTTTCCGCCTTTTTTTGTTAAAGCTCCTTATAAAAAATCAAAGCTCCCCCTGCTTTCAATTTATAAAGAAATAATTAAATTATATATAATTATATAATTTAGTTAGAATAAAAATAAAAAATTGTATTAAATAATATTATTTTGTTGTGGTTGCTCTCTTGGTCTATATTTTATATAACTTCTTTTTAAAGATGATAAACAAAAATTTTTTTTAAGTAAGTATAAATTATTTATAAAATTTGGTTCTTTGTTTCTTGTGTCTATTGTTGGCGTAAAATTAGAATATATAGACGTATCAAAAAAATTAAATCTAAAATCAAAAACTAACATATTTAAAATTTTATCTTTTTTAAATTTCCCCGTGCTTGAGTGCATAATATAGTTATAAATATTTATTATTAGTCCGCTTATTCCCCCGCTGTGTATTATTTCAATCTTATAATATACTTTTAATTTAGTAATTTTTATTAAATCAATAAAAGAATTTTTTAAATATAAATACCCGTTTCTTTCTAATTTATTAAAATGAAAATCTAAAAAATTAAATGTCATTTGTTGTTTTGTTGTCATTATGTATTATAATATATAGTATATATATTTGTTTAAATAGTTTTTTTATTTAATTTTTTAAATAAATATGATAAAAAATAAAATTTGGCGTGCTGTTTTGCTAGTAAAAAGAAAAAAAAAATAAAATTTAATTATATAATTAAATATAATTAAGTTTAATAAAAAAAAAAAATAAAGTAAAAAAATATTTACTCTTCCCCCTCGCTCCCGTCTCCGCTCTCGTCTTCGTAATTTATAATATTATTCGCTATTTGTTCTTCATCATCATAATTTATTATATTTTTGTCTTCTTCGTATTCTTTATTGAAATATTGGGGGCGTATATCATAATTATTTAAATCATTATCATTAGAAAATAAAATATATTTTTTATTTAGAAAAATAAAAAATTCTTTCTGTAATGTGTGGGCGTGTCCGTCCGCATTAATTAAATAATCATAAATATCATTTTTTCGCTGTTCTAATCCCTCCCCCTCGTCGTCGTCATTTCCCCCGTCGGTGTTTAGTCCTAATAGTCGCATTATTCGCGCTCCGCTTCCTGTTTTTTCTCCGTCTTGTTTTAATAATTCAATAAATGATAAATCATTATTAATAAAGTTCTCATATTGTGGCATTACAAAATTTAATAAAAAATTACTACTAAAATAAAATATTTTTTCTTCTAATTCATCAAAGAAATTATTTTTTAAATTTTCATCAGTATCTAAATAAAGACTGAATATTTTAAATTTTATATTTGTTGCTTTTGAATCTAAATAAATTATTTGGTACTCCTCCCCTGTTTCGTCTAATGTGTTAATATTTAAATTATATCTAAAATTATAATTATTGAACTTTATATTTAAATCTCTATTATCTAAATTATTATTATTTAATAAAATATACCCTCTACATAAAGGGCATTTATTATTTAAAGATTTGAAACAATCACGACAAACAGGCGGGGGGTTCTTGCAGTTTTCGCAGTTTATAATATAATCATTTGTTTTAAAGTTATCTAAACAACAACAACAACAAAAATTTAATATTTCATTATTTAAATTTGTAGTGTTTATAATTGGGCGTTTTGTTCGCCCTTTTGTTAAAATAAAATTATATAAGTCATTTAATGAGGTTATATTTTTAATATTAAAAGTTTCATAATTTATTAAATAAAAAGATGGCTTAAATTCTCTATTAATAAAATAAGTAGAAATTAAAAATATTTTTTCTTTTTCTTTTTTAGAAATATTATAATATAATAAATCAATAATTAATTTTAAAATAGATTTTTTAAATTCTTTTTTCGTTTTGCTTTCTATATCATATAAATAAATAAATTTATTTAATTTTATATCAATAACTTTTTTATTAATATTAAAATTAAAATTTGCTTCTAGAAAAATTAAAACTTGGGGGGCATTTGTAAGAAAAGAATAAATATTTTTTCTGTCTTTTGGTCGGTCTTGTTGTTTGTTTTCGTTTGTTGTTCCGCAGTTGGTGGCGGTTTCTTCTGTGGTGTTGTTTTGGTTTTCTTGGTTCTGGTTCATTATGTATTATAATATATAGTATAAGTAAAAATTTAAATAGTTTTTTTATTTAATTAAATTAAAAATAAATAGTGTAGTATATATTTAAAGAAATAACAATATTATATAGTTATGTTAAAATTTTTTTTGAGTTTTAGATTTTAAAAATCTATTTTTGGCGGCTGGGTGGATAAAAAATTTTTTATAAAATCTATTTTGGGCGGTTGGGTGGATTGGCTGGCTTGGTCTGTTTTTTTGTAGTCCATTTTTTGGCTGGGTTCTGTGGTTCTGGTCTGGTGGTCTGTTTGGGTTGGTATATCATCCCCTCCCCCCCCT